AAAGAGCAGACCGAGGCGGTGTGCCTGAAGGCCGTTGAGAAAAACGGGTACGCGCTCCGATACGTGAAAGAGCAGACCGAGGCGGTGTGCCTGAAGGCCGTTGAGAAAAACGGGTACGCGCTCCAATACGTGAAAGAGCAGACCGAGGCGGTGTGCCTGAAGGCCGTTGAGAAAAACGGGTACGCGCTCCGATACGTGAAAGAGCAGACCGAGGCGGTGTGCCTGAAGGCCGTTGAGTCTGACGGGGACGCGCTCCAATACGTGAAAGAGCAGACCGAGGCGGTGTGCCTGAAGGCCGTTGAGTCTGACGGGGACGCGCTCCAATACGTTGATATTAGACAATCATTTATTGAAATAATTAAAAAGGAACGTTAAATGCCGGAGAAAAAGAATAGTTTTTTTATGCCTGGGTTTGTTAAGAATTTCTTTAATAAAGAACTGACTAAGCCGGTGGGGATCCCGCGGCTCAACATTCCGGATCAGCCGACTAAGACTCAAGCCAAGAAGAATCATAGGATGGGTACTCCGATAACAAAGACGGCGGTATATTGCGTTTCTTGTGGTGTGTTTTTGACTAAACATAAAAACAACTGGCGACGGATTTCGTACACATGCTCCAAGATATGCCGGATGTTTTATAGAGGGGGTAAGGACAACAGGAGAAAATTAAAACAATTATACTTAAAACGGAGGGATGTATGGACGGAAAGACAAAAGGTTCTTTACCGAACAAGAATCGAAAACCCAAAGATTTAACGACGGAGTTGGCGGAACTTCTTTATTATGCTGGCGGAAATGGTCCAATGGTTTCTTTCGACGAGGTACCAGAGAATAAACAAAATGAATATCTCAAACATGCCACACTCGCGATCGTATGTTTGGATAAAATGAATAAGATGGTGGTTCCGAAGGTTTCCGCGGATGAACAATTTAAGATCCGGATCGGGAGGATTGACAAAGTTGAAGAGGTTGTCCGGGCGTTTATAAACACGTTAAATAAGCCCGTTAAACCGTCGAGCATAGCCAATTATTTTCCTGTGCATGAATTGGCGGCCAGGATTGTTGACGCTAGGATTGATTGACATGGAGGGATCTATGAGCCTCATAAAAAATAAGTACGGCAATAAAAAATCAATGTGTCTTCTAAAACACACCCATGACTCAAAAGGTGAAGCGAATTACTGTAATCGTCTTTTGGCCATGAAACAGAATGGGGAGATCGTGGATTTCTTGACTCAGGTGATTTTTCTTCTCCCCGGAGGAATTAGACATATTGTCGATTTTTATGTTAAGGTCAAGGAATACAATTTTTCCGAAGCACAGGTATGTGGCTTTGAGGTCCATGAATTTAAAGGGTTTAAGACGGATGTATGGCGCATTAAAAAGAAATTGTTTGAAGAATCTTATCCCCATATTCCGTATAAAGTTATTTGTAAACCTGAAAGGAGAAAACGATGCAAGAAACAACTTCCCCAGAAAATCCGTCGAGTAATAACTTATCGGTAAAAGATATTTGTAACGCGTGTTTGGATAGCACGGGTTACGCGATATTCGTCGTGAGGTTATCAAACAAGACGGACGCTAAAGGTAATTTGGTCAAAGATTTATTTTATCGTCGGTTCCGATTATCTTTTGAGGATATCAAGGACTCTCTTGTTGAATTTAAACGTATGGTACTTGACGATATTAAAAAAGAGATCAAGGAATTGGAGGATATTTAACGTGACAAACATTATCATTCGACCAGAAAAAAGCAAGAATCCGGAAGGAAATAAGCTGGAAGGTGTCCTGATTGCTATCCTCACCAAGGCCGGTGTTCCTTCTGGTGAGGTTTTAGAGTGTTTGGATTGGGCGTTTGGTCCCAACGCGTTATATGTCCCGATTTATCCAGACTGGATAGATCGTTGGCATAAGTTGCATCCAAAATCGTTTCACATTCATCGCAAGGAAAAGTTTCTTGAAATGATGTATGTCATTGGGTTTCATTATTGTGTTGAGAAAAAGAGACGTGAGATTGGATTGCAACCAAAAGGCTAACGTTTTATGTCAACGGCATTGGAAAAGTTCACGGAGGCCATGAATAGAACGTCTCCGTTTTGGACCAAGGATCTTGAGGTCACGGCTCAAAAGGGCGAGATTATTGTTATTAAATGCGATGGGTTTTGTTTTAAAAGTGATGATGAGAATTATGACGATAAAAAAAATAAAAAATAATTCCATTGACAAAATGGAAGTTTTGTTTTTATAGTAATGTAGATTCAACTAAAAGTCATTCGTTCTTACTGAGCACCAGAAGAGCGATCTGTTTACCAAAACAGGTCGCTCTTTTTTTGTATTCCAGGGGACAATATGGATCAAAAAGGTAACACCGAGATCTGTTTTGAAGCCACATTTAATCATACAAGAAATTGTATTTCCGTCGCTGCCGGTGGAAGAGCAGACATAACATTTATGACCGATGCATCCCAACTCGCATCGGTTTTTCCATTTGTGAGTGAGTTGGAAGATTGTCATCTTCTGATTACTATCAAGAAGATTGCGGGAAGTTTCCCGAAGGAGAAATATGGAAAACAAAGGTCCGGAGGTAAAAACAGAAAGTCAACAACCTATCGTTGAGATTAAATTGGGATCCGGCCAAAAGTTATCTCACGAAAAACAAAAGTATCGTTTAGAGATCTGCAAAATGTTGGCGTTAGGGTATAACCCGTCTTTGGTTTCACAGGAAATGAAGGACCAGTTTGGAGTTAGGATTTCGCGTCAATCAGTTCGTGTTTATTACCAGCGTAGCGCGAAAATGCAGAAAACAATTCAAGCGTTACGTGATCGGGCAGCCAAAGAGTTGATGGCTCATCCGTTGGCCGATAAGAAGACAAGATTGAATTATTTGTTGCGTGCTTTGAATCATGCGTTGACCTGGGGAACGGATAAATTATATTTCGATAAAGATAGCGGTAAGTTGTTAGGCAAGGTTGAAAAGGTTCAGATCGGGATCATACCGGCTTTGATTAAAGAGGCGCGGGAAGAGATCGAAGGAATTAAGATTAACGCAAGCGGATTAAAATTGTCGTTGGTCACTATCATCAAGAACGTGACAGAAAAAAACAAGAAAGATGGAAGAATTGACTTTACAACAACAGGAAGATTGGGTCCAGATAGCCAGGGAGACACCGATCCGGTGGGTGCGGGAAGTCTTGGGGATATCGAGGTTCTCTAAGGGCCAAGCCAAGATCCTGGAATCTTTGCCTATTGCGATCAAAGAAGACAAGCCTATTGTCGTTCCATCGGCAAACGCCCAGGGGAAAGATTTCTTGGCGAGCTGTATAGGTCCATGGTTCCTGTATAACTATATGCCTTCTCGTGTCATTATCACAGCTCCTACCGATCGACAAGTCAAAGATATCATGTGGTCTGAATTAGAGACGCGGTGGAATAACGCTCAAATTCCTTTACCTGGAAAGATCATTACTTGCAAAATTGAAGTTGATGCCGGTTGGTTTCTTATTGGTTTTACGACAAAAGAAACAGGACAGATGACAGGTAAAGCCCAGGGTTTCCATTGTCAACATGTTTGTGTCATAGCATCAGAAGCTCAGGCCATTGAAGACAATATATTTGTTCAGCTTGATTCTATTTTAAACGCTCCGGTAAACCTTTTTATCATGATTGGTAATCCGTTAAGAACAACGGGTACTTTCGCTCGCGCGATCGACAACACTACCGACAACATTGTTATTCCCTTGGATGCTCTTGAATCTCCGAATTATCGATATAAGTCGGATATTATTCCTGGTATGGCATCTTATAAGTGGATTGAGAAAAAGCGTAAAGAATGGAATCCGGAAGGGACTGAAGATCATCCGTTATGGCTTGCGCGTGTGCGCGGGAAGAAGCCGCGGACATCGATCGATACGATCTTTTCTGAAGAACTGATCACATTCATGCTCAAACATGAACCTCGTCAATTATATCGAAAGATAGCTGTTTCATGTGACGCGGCGAGGATGGGTGATGACGAACAGGTGATCTATGGCAACGAATCCGGCCGGGTAAAAAAGACTGATGTCAAGCCTCAATGCAAAGCTCCTGAAAGCTGTTCATTGATCCTTCAAATGACAAAAGAGATCGGGGCCAACATGATCGTGATTGATGGTGACGGGTTAGGCGGTCCGATCTGTGATTTCGTTGAGAAGTTGAAGCCTAAAGGTGTGGATCTCCTGGAAGTCCATTCTGAAGGTAAACCAGAGGATGAACAGTACGCGAATCTTAAAGCTGAAATGTGGTTTTACGCTCAACAGGAAGCTCAGGCCGGGCGTGAGTCTATCCCAGACGATGAGTATTTGAAGCAAGAGTTGAGTGAAATGAAGTATTTCATCAATCTTAGAGGCAAGATCCAGATTGAGTCAAAGGACGATTTAAAAGAACGGATTGGCCGGTCGCCGGATCGCGCGGACGCGTGGGTGATGAACGTATGGGGGAGAAAACATTCTAAGATAATTCGTAAGAAAGATTCGTACAGACACGATGAAGATTCAGAGGCGGTATCTTCAAAAACGACAAGCGCCATGACTTCATAAAGGAGTGAATAATGATTACTAAAGTTGATCAAGAAACAGAAAAGGCAGATGTGATAAATACTCCGGATGGTAACGGCCCGATCAAGGACAAGGATCTTCAAGCTGAAATATCTGTACGGTTTAAATACGCTACTGAAAAGTACAAGGATTGGAAAGAAGCAGCTAAAGAGGATTATAACTTTGCTCTTGGAAAACAATGGACACCGGAAGAGCTTGAGATTTTAAAAGACGCTGGCCGTCCAGCTCTCACATTCAACCGGATCCGGCCATTGATTAATCTTGTTACGGGGTACCAAAGAGAAAACTCCGCGAGGATCAAGGTCAACCCAGAAGGCGGGGAAGACAAGATTTTTTCTGAAGCCATGGATCGCGGGATCAAACACATCGATAAACAAGCTCATTTGTCTTACAAGATGGGGTATTGGTTTGATGATGGCTGTTATTGCGGAAAAGGGTTTCTTGAAGCGATCGTTGTTTATGATAATGATCCTATTCATGGTGAGTTGAGATTTAAACAGAGATCGCCATATACGGTTTTTCCTGATCCGGATTGTTTGGAATATGATTTGAATGAAGGCGCGAAATATGTGTTTACGGTCACGCGGTTATCGAAATCCGATATCAAGGATTTGTATCCAGGACACGACAAGCTGGTTGATGGGTTCGCCAAGGATACCGATAACTGGACGGATAACTCTTCTGGCCTTGCTGAAGAAGAGCAAGATGATGATTATGGAAATAGTCCAGAGCAAGCCACGTCAATCAAGGTTTCTGAAACGCCAGTTGATGAAAACGGTCCGAGTGACGGCAAGTTTACGGTCAAGGAGTATTTCAGGCCTAAATTAGTCACTAAGTATTTTGTTATTGACAAGGAATCGAGCGAACCAAGACGGTTTGATACAAAAGAAAAAGCTGAAGAGTTTATTTCCGGCCAGGCGTTTGGCGAGGTTATCCCGCGCAAGGTTAAAGAAATGTGGGTTGCTGCTCATGTCTGCGGGTTCATATTGGATGATAAAAAGTCTCCTTTTGAACCGTACTCTTCGCGATACCCTATCTTTCGGTTTCTTGCTGATTGGGCTCCTAACGCTGAAGATGAGGTTTTACGTACCCAGGGGATCACTCGTCCGCTTAAGGATCCGCAACGTGAGAAGAATAAAAGCAAATCTCAAAATCTACATATTCTAAGCACCCAGGCTAATTCTGGGTGGGTTGGTGAAGAAGACGCTTTGGATTCAACAGGGTGGAATAAGCTCGAACAGATGGGGTCTAAAGCCGGTATTGTTGTTAGAGTCAAAAAAGGTTTCTTCGATAAACTTCGTGAGATCGTTCCTAAAGGACCAAACCAAGGTCATCTTGTGCGTGAACAGCAAGCTGATGAAGAGTTTAAACAGATCTCTGGCCTTAATCCTGATCTCATGGGCTTCCAAGAAGGGACATCTTCCGGCCGCGCGATATCCATGAGAATTAAACAGGCTATTCTTGCCTTGGTGAGGATTTTCTCGAATTATAAATATTCTAAAGAGATTGTCGGTATGTTTCTCCTTGAAATGATTCCTATGTTATTCGACGCCAAGAAATTTGCCAAGATCCTTGGCCCTGATTACATGAGAAAAGCTGTGGATCCTGAGAAGTATCCTGAAGGATTGACAGACGGACATATCAAGGCGTTTCTAACGATGGTTGCTGATAACAAATACGATGTGTTTGTAACGGAAGCTGATCAGAATTCTACGATCAGATACGAGATATTCCAGGAGTTGACCGAGCTTGTCAAGGCCGGGGCTCCTATCCCGATCGAATTGTTGATCGATTATATGGACCTTCCTAACTCCGAGGAAGTCAAGACTAAAATCAAAGAGGAGAAACAACGACTTGCAGCGGGACAAATCCCGAAAGGTCAACCGGCATAAGCCGAGAACAAAAAGGAGATTGTTATGACATCGCCGATCACAGTTGAATCGATCGAAGCAAAAATGGATAAAGGTGAACAATTAACTCCGGAAGAATCTAAGTTTGTAATGAGCTTGCCTCCGGATGGAGTTATGTCAGCTGAAACAGGTGATCCGGATGACAATGTTGATTGGGATCAAACGGAAGATGGAGATCATTCATCAAAGCCAAAAGAGAAAACAGAAGAAGAAAAACAAAAAGAAGCTGAGGGTGCAGCCGCTAATCAAAAGAAATCTGATTTATCTGTCCGAGCGAAAAGTTTAGGATTAAAAGATAACGCAACGGAAGAAGAAATCGTCGCGGCTGAAAAAGTTAAGCAAGAAACTGATGATGAAAAGGATCCGTTAGTTCGTCTTGAACGGGAGTTGCAGAAACCTGATGGCAAAGAAGATTTATCGAAATTTACTGCCAGAGAAAAGGCATATTTTTTTACGATGAAGAGGGAGAGGAAGGCTCGCCAAGAAGCTGAGGCAAAAGCTGATGCGTTAGCATTTGAGAATTTAAAAAGTAAAAAAGGTGAAGGGAAAAAAGAAGAGGTTGATGATCCATTATCTGAATTAAAGAAAAAGGATCCAACGGATTTTATGACGGTATCCGATGTCCTTAAAGTGGTGGAGTCGATATCAACAGGTAAACCAAAAGAAGAGGCATCCGGTCCTGGTGTTAATCAAGCCAATATCAGATATCTCAAGATGTGCGATAAGGAAGCTGCCGCTGCTCATCCTGAAGATTATGAATCTGTCATGGAGTTAACAGATACACTTTTAAATTCAAACCCAGCGTATTTAAAACAAGTCGCTGAAGATTTAATGAGAGGTGAAAATCCAGCCGAGACATCTTATCGTCTGATAAAAAGCGATCCGGAGTTCGCTAAACTATTCCCCGCCGCTCAAACAAGAGTATTGGCGAGGAAAGCCAAACCCGAAGCTGTACCCGTTCCAAAAACTCAAGATGAACTTGAGAAAGAAAGAAAGGCCAAAGTGGCCCAGGATGCATTTAAAAACAATCAATCACAGAACAAAACAACTGCACATGCCGCGGGAAGTGAAGATGTTGATCACGCTAAGGAATATTCCGATGGGAAAATTTCTTATACCAACGATCAACTGATTAATATGTCCGCCTTTCAGTTTTCGCGAGTTCCTAAAAAAATAAGGAACGAATTTCTGAAAGACAATGGAATGTAGCAGTTTAATGAAAGGAAATTATGACTAAATCCGCTTCGATTGCAGGGTTACGTCCTGAATTATGGCGTAAAGCCCTTTTTGCCGACGTTCGTGATCTAATTTACATGGAAAGGTTCATGGGTACCACAGAGCAAGACATGATCATGGAAATGGAAGATCTGAAAGCCGCGAAAGGATCCAAGATCAATTTTGGTCTTGGCATGAAGTTATCTGGTGACGGTGTGACTGGTGATGATACCTTGGAAGGATCTGAAGAAGCCACAGCCGATTATGAAGAAGAAGTTTCAGTTGATCAATTACGCCATGCTGTCCGTTTAACCGGCAACATGGATGAAAAGAAATCCGCGTACGAAATGCGTACGAAAGCCAAAAACAGGTTAGCTGATTGGTGGGCTGAACGACTTGAAAAAGAGTTGATCGATAAATTATGCGGTAAAGCAAGTTCAACTTTTGCCAATACACCAACAGCTGCCGCGTCAACCAGAGCGATTTATGCTGGCGGTCAAGCGTCAATCGGGGCAATTACCTCAACAATGAAAATGGACACCAAATGTCTCGATGCTGCAAAAGAAACCGCTGTAACAGCGTCTCCTCGTATTCGTCCATTACGTATTAATGGGAAACAATATTATGTTGTTCTCATGCATACGTATGACGCTACAGCGTTACGTCAGGATCCTGTGTGGAACCAGGCGCAACGTGAAGCCAATGTACGGGGTGAAGAGAATCCGATCTTTACCGGGGCGTTAGGTATTTATAACGGCATGGTTATCCATGAACACGATTATATTTACCGTACAAACGACGGATCCGGATCAGCGTATGTTTCAAGAAACATCCTTTGCGGCCAACAAGCTGGGGTTATGGCTTGGGGTAAACCGGTCAAATGGGTTGAAAAGCTCTTTGACTATGAAAATCAATGGGGTATTAGTTGTGGGGCAATCTTCGGAGCTATTAAACCGATCTTTAATTCTGTGGATTATGGTGTTGTCACGATCCACACAGCTTCCGCAGCCGCTAGTACAGCGTAAACCTAACTTATAAAAAAGCGGGGGACCGGTGGTTTGGTCCCCCTAAAATAAGGAGGTTTCAATGGGTGTTACTGAAAACATTCGCCCGCGGGGATACTGGCAAAAAGGGATATATGACCTGGTATATAACCTAGTCACTAATTTCAATGCCCTTCTTTATAAACTTGATCGTGATGGTGGTGTTGCCGACACAAATTATGAAGGTCTTTACAGAATAACGTCTCCTTCAATCGGAACAACGTATGCGAAAGATGTTAGACCGGACGGGATCTTTATATCAGATATTGTGTCGTTATGTAAACAACTCCGCGCTAACTTTAATTCAGTCATGGATAAGTTAGCCGCCGACGGGACAGTAAATGGAACAACGATTTTTACTGGTTTAAAATTCGCTACGTCGGGATACGTGATCGATAACTATAATTCCGGGATCATGCCGCTGGGTTTACATCAAGGGGATTTTGTCGATTTCCTCAATATCATGGTTGATAAATTCGATGCAGCTTTAGTTTTGCTTGATGCGGATAGCGGGGTATCAGGGACAGATTTCTCGTCTTTGTTAGCTCTTACCGATGTTGTTCGTGGGACAAGCTCATCGAGTTCGTCATCATGCCGGTCTAGTTCATCGAGTTGTCGATCGAGCTCGTCATCAAGCTGCCGGTCGTCATCGTCTAGTTCGTGCCGGTCGTCGTCATCATCAAGCTCGTCATCGTGTCGATCGTCGAGTTCATCATCTAGTTGCCGGTCAAGTTCGTCAAGTTCATGCCGATCTTCATCAAGTTCCTCATCGTGCCGATCGTCATCGAGTAGTTGCCGATCCAGCTCATCGAGTTCAAGCTCAAGTCTTTCTTCTTCCAGCTCGTCAAGCTGCCGATCGTCAAGTAGTTCATCGTCAAGTTCACGCGCTTCATCGAGTTCGTCATCTTGTTCTTGCCGGTCAAGTTCAAGTTCATCGAGTTCTTGTCGGTCAAGTTCAAGCTCGTCAAGCTCGTGTAGGTCAAGTTCAAGTTCGTCATCGTGCCGGTCATCCAGTTCAAGCAGTTCAAGTTCACAGTCGGTATCTTAGAAAGGAGTAACTTATGGGACGGATTCAGGGATTAGTAGATACCCTCGCCCTTACGGCTAGTCAGTTGTTAAAGACTGGCGAAGGTTACGTCTTTTCTATCACAATAGCTTGGACGGGGGGTACGGTTGGACATAAAGTTTATTTACGTGATGGTATTACTGGTTCCGCTCACGCTCGTGTCGTATTTATTCTTCCTTCAACAAGCGGGACAATCACGAAAGAATGGTCTAATGGCAAGAAGTTTGACACCGGAATCTTTTATGATGAAGGTCAATCTTCTAACATTTATACAGAATTAACGTATAAATAATTTCTCCCTGGGGGCTTTTGTCTGCGGCGCACCGTAGATTTTGGCTCCCAGGTGGATTTTACAATATAAGGATCCCATGAGAATTTTAATAACAGGGATTTGTGGGTTTATCGGCCATCACGTCGCTGAACACATCTTACTCAATACTAATCATGAAATTATCGGGATTGATAAACTCACATACGCATCAAATGGGTTTAACCGGCTTCGTGATTCTGGTTGTCTTAACAATCCTCGTTTAACTCTTCACTCCTGTGATTTCGTCAATTCTTTATCGTGCGGGATCATTAAAGAAATTGGTCCTGTGGATTATATCATTCATCTTGGCGCGGAAACGCATGTAGATAATTCGATTAGTGATCCTTCGCCATTCGTTTACTCAAACGTGATAGGGACCATGAGGATGTTGGATTTCGCTAGGATCCAGGATAACCTCAGACATTTTATTTATTTTTCAACGGATGAAGTATTTGGCCCGGCTCCTAAAGGTGTGGCGTTTAAAGAATGGGATAGGTACAACTCAACAAACCCGTATTCAGCATCTAAAGCCGGTGGGGAAGAGTTATGTCTCGCGTACGCCAACACGTACAAAATACCGTTGGCTGTTACACATACGATGAACGCGTTTGGTGAACGTCAGCATCCGGAGAAGTTCATACCTTCCGTGATTAAAAAAGTTTTAACGGGTGAAATTGTCGTTATTCATTCCGATCCAACGCGGACAAAAGCTGGATCGCGGTTTTATATCCATTGTCGGAACATAGCCAGCGCGCTCACGTTCCTTCTCGATAAAGCGGGTGATCGGGATAAATATAATATCGTTGGTGAAAAAGAAGTCGATAACCTGGCCATGGCTCAATTCATCGCTAAGGTCATCGGTAAACCATTAAATTATGAAATGATAGATTTTCATTCTTCCCGGCCAGGTCATGACTTGAGATATGCGCTTGATGGTCAAAAGATGTTTGATCTAGGCTGGGTGGTTCCAAAGACTTTTGAAGATTCGTTAGAGAAAACGATCCATTGGTATCTACATAATCCAAAATGGCTGGATTGGTGAAATGATAAAACTTTTTAGTCCTTACGTTCCAGAAGAGAGTTACGACGGACTTAAACGCGTCTTATCTGGCGGCCAACTGGCCCAGGGCGCGCAAGTCGATAAATTCGAGAAGATATTCTCTCAAGAGTTTAACGTCAAACATCCGATATCTCTTAATTCAGGAACAGCGGCTCTTGAATTGGCGTATGAATTACTTGACCTGGGACCAGGGGATGAAGTGATCACGACTCCGTTAACGTGTGCGGCGACTAACCTTCCTTTGCTTAGAAGAGGTGTCAAGATCGTATGGGCGGACGTGTTAAAACATACGTTATGCATTAACCCGCTGGACGTGCGATCAAAGATGACAGAAAAAACCAAGGCTATTGTCCAGGTCCATTTAGGAGGTGTCAAGGCTGATGTTGGGAAATGTCATGTTCCTGTGATTTCCGATGCTGCCCAGGCGTTAGGTATTTTTAATGGCGATTTTACGTGTTGTTCGTTCCAGGCGATCAAACACATTACAACCGGTGACGGTGGGATTCTGGTATGCCCAAATAAAGCAATGTACGACAAAGCGCGGCTTCTTCGATGGTTTGGTATTGATCGTACCAATACGATCAAAGACGATTGGACTTCGTATCGCACGCGCATGATGTCATTTGATATTGAGTTAGCGGGGACCAAACGGCACATGAACGATATTGACGCGACGTTAGGGTTATTTGGATTGCGATCGTACACGAAAATCATTGAGCATCGAAAGAAATTGTTTGATGTTTATCGTCGGAGAATTAAAAAGAATTGGGCTAAATTCATATTTCTTGTTGATGGGATGGAGAATGTTAATTGGTTGACGACTGTGATCGTTGATCGCCGCGACGATTTCGCGAAACTCATGTGGACCCATGGGATTGAAGTCAATATTGTCCAGGTAAGAAATGATCTGTATAAAATATTCGGCGGCAAACGCGCAGATTTGCCGGTCCTTAACCAGATCGAGGATAAATATGTGTCTTTACCGATCGGGATGCATGTTTCTGAAGAAGAGGTAAATTATATCTGTGATGTGATCGAGAAAGGCTGGTAATTATGCGGTGTAACGTATGCGGAATGGAAGTTATTGAAATGAAAGCTTTGTCTTCTCATCTTGTGATCACAAAAGACAAAGAAAAGGATTTGATTCATATCCATGGTGACATTGAAAACAAACCTTTGATGAGGGATTTTATTGAAGCGGCCGTTGAGGAAATAGGTGTTAATTTGAGATCAGCCGTATTAGACAAAAAAGAGATTGTATTTCATAACCGGCAACGGATCGGTGACATGCTCATGTTTACGTGTGGTGTCAGAGATTTTAAGAAGGCGTATCCCGACGTACGCGTTAACGTCATTTCAACAGCCGGACATATTTGGGATTATAACCCTAACATTGACAGATCCATTGTTCCAACAGAAGAGAATACATTTAAAATTGGGCCTACACATTTAACCAACGCGAGTAACCGGATAGATTGGCATTTCGCGAACGCGTTCCGTGTTGCGATTGAAGACGCTTTAAATATCCATATCCCACAAGGAGAATCAAAAGCAGATGTTTATTTTACTCAGGAAGAGTATAACGAGCCGCGGGTGATTAAAGATCCGTATTGGATTATTTGCGTGAATGGCGAGCTTGGCTGGGGGTGCAAAATGTACCCTATTGACCGATGGCAAACGTTCGTTAACCAGAATCCTGATATAACATTTGTTCAGATCGGTGCGCAAGAAGACAATCCTCCTCGGCTGCAAGGATCTAATGTTATTGATTATGTCGGTAAAACACAGAGTAAACAAACAGGGATCCGTGATCTATTTAAGCTGTTTCTTAACGCGGAAGGATCCATTGGCCTGGTTAGTTTTCACATGCACTTATCCGGGGCCCTGGATAAACCGTGTATTGTTGTGGCTGGTGGCCGTGAACCTGTTTCGTTTACCAGGTACCCTGGCCATAGGTATCTTTCAACTGATGGATGTTTACCATGTTCGATTACGGCATGTTGGCATTGCGCGATTGAAACCTGTCATAACTTTGTAATTGATAATGTGACAGGACAGAAAGTTCCTCAATGTGTAAATATTATACAACCAGAAGAATTAACTCATGCTCTTAATCAATATTATATTGGCGGAAGACTCAAAAAAGGTGTTCCATCACAAAAGCCAAAGCTAAAGAATCATATCGTTGCTACTCCTCCAAAAAAAGAAGTAACGATTCCGATCGGTGCAAAAGCAAAGGGCCAGGCTGGTGAGCCAACCGTGAAACAGCCAATCAACACTTATGGTATGTCTTTTGGAGGAGGTTCTTTAACGGATAGAGATTGGGAATTTATAAGTCATACCATCAATGAATACAAGATCATTAGTGTCTTAGAATTTGGCGCTGGATTATCCACATTGTTATTTAATGATATTCCGGGCTTAAAAGTGATCACATTTGAAACTAATCAAGGATGGATTGACAAGATCCAGGCAATTAACCCAAAATGCGATATTCGGTTATGGAACGGGAAAGATGTTGTTATGAATCCCGAACATCCAGAAAACAAGTATAATTTTGATCTTGTGTTTGTCGATGGTCCGGCTGGCGATTTTGGCCGTGAATCCTCAACAGAATTCTCTGCTATCGTTTCAGATAAGGCTATTATTGTCCATGACGCGGGAAGAGAATGGGCAAAAAAGTACCAGGATAAGTTTATTGCCCCGGATTTTAACGGACCGATCAAGGGTGGCCATAGGTGCCATTTGTGGCTTAGAAAGAGAAAATCGGTCTATGAAAAAAATATCGTGGTCCCTAGTGAAGATTTAAAGAGCAAACCTGGCATTGTAGAGGCACTTTCCCCCATCGAAAAACCGGATAATCCTGGAATTGACCGTAAGTTCATTAAAGTTGTGTCAACCGCGAGGGGTTGGGGAGGGTGTGCGCGGTCTGTTACAACGATCATGAAATTGATGTTGAAGTCCGGTCATAAAGTCGAGTTTATCCCGTTTAGGAATTCAGTTGGAAGTAAAGAATACCAAGATTGTATTAAAAATGAGCTTCCTGGCCTTATTGTGACAGAGAATTATGATACCGTTCGTGAGTCGTGTGATGTCCTGTTTATGTACGCGGATGATTACGTGTGGGAATTTAATCAGACGTTTATGAATGATGTCTTTTCAGAGATAGGGGCAGAACGTAAAATCATGATGTTGAATTATCGGCGCGGGAATGTCGGACAGATCTCATGGACACGTGATTGGGATAAATACATGTTTCTTAACAGTACCCAGGAAAAAGAGCTTTTAAAAGTTCATCCTGGCGTAAAGACAAAAGTCTTGCCGCCATGCACAGACTTAACCGAGTTTTTTATGGTTAAGCCTGATTTTACTCACTTTGTTATTGTCCGGCACAGCTCTCAGGGAGATACGAAATTTGAGGATCCAACTATTGTATCTGATCAGATAGCTCAAATTCAGACAAGGCCTGATGTAGGTATTATGATGCTGCCGGGACCCAGCCTTGTTCAGTCCAATGATCGATTTATTAAAGTTCCTCGTACATCAAATCCTAATGTGATAGCCAAGTTTTTATCTGGTGGAAACTTATTTTGGTATTCGCTTCCTAAAGGGTACATGGACATGGGCCCGCGGGTTATCCTTGAAGCCATGGCCGCTGGCCTTCCTATCCTGGCTGATAACTGGGGTGGAGCCATTGATCGCGTGACTCCTGAATGTGGATGGTTATGTTCGACAAAAGAAGAACAGATCAAGATCATTCAAAATGTCACATTAAAAGAGTTAAAAGAAAAAGGAGGCGCGGCACGCGAACGCGCTCACAAAGAATTCGTTCCTGAACGATATCTTGAAGAGGTGATTAATGTCAAGTTATGAACAAAATAATTTTGGTGAGGTTATAACAGCTCACATCACATCGTTTAAGCCGGTGAATTGTGTTGAGCTTGGCGTTCTTGACGGGTATTCAACACTATCGATCGCGCGCGGGCTCTTAGAAAACGGACATGGGTATCTTAACGCGTACGATTTATTTGAAGATTATCCGTTTAAACATGGCATGAAAACTGAAGTTGAAAAGAAAATCAAAGACTTGGGGATCCCGCGGGGAAGCGTTGCGGTGTATATCCATAAACTTGACGCGTATGAAGCACATAACCAATACGCCAATAACACAGTTCATTTCTTACATGTAGACATCAGCAATACTGGAGAAACTGTTCGCCGGATCATGGAATCATGGGATCCTAAAATGGTCCAAGGCGGGATTATATTGTTTGAAGGTGGTACTGAAGAGAGGGACCAGGTTGATTGGATGATCCGGTATAACAAAGAACCTATTAAACCGGAGATTGAGAAGAATCCTATTATTAATGAAAAATATGTTTACGGGACATATTTAGATTTCCCGGGAATAACAGTCCTTTTAAAAAAGCGAGATTAACATGGTCACACAAGAAGAAATGAATTTTATTGAAAGCCGGTCGTGGTACCAGACGATCCAGTTTACTGATACGGTTCATTCTAAAGGATGTGACTGGTGCGGGGATCCCGCATGGAATAATATCAAGACATTTTTACCGAAAGATTTAACGGGGAAAAGGATCCTTGACCTTGGATGTAACTCTGGATTGTTTTGTGTTAAGTCCGCTTTATTAGGTGCTTCTGAAGTTGTTGGAGTTGATTGGCCAGGATGGCGGCCAGGCTGGGATTTTCAAGAGCAACAGCTGTTCGTCAAGATGTTCTTTGAAAAGAAATATAAACGTAGTTTGCCGATTGAGTACATCGCGGGGTACATGGAAGATTACGTAAACCGGAACGATATTGGTAAGTTTGATTATGTTTTGGCGATAGCGTCAATTTATTATACACGTGATCCGTTTAAAGTCGTTAAAGATATTTCTAAGATAACGAACAAAGTGATTGTTCGGTTACGTGATGAAAATATTATCAGCCGATTTAGACAACTCTTTCAACAATGTGGTTTTGTGGAAGAACGTGTTTTACATGAAGAATGGTCAATTAAGCTTAACCGTCCGGCAGATGATTTTTACCTTTATCTTTTTACAAAAGAAGAAGGGTGTAATTTGTTCCGGTATAAATTTGTTAATAGCCATAAAGATATCTGCGGATCGGATGATTTACTGAATATTTGGCAGCTCATGGATATCGTTGGGACCGAAATACCTATTGAATCGTATAGCCAGAAAATTTCATCGTCATTCATTACAGAAATTCCATTAAATAAGTTCCCGAGCCTGAAGAATCACCTTGGCGGGTTTGCTCGTTTAAAAGTTACTGATGAGATGCAAGAAGTTTATGACTGGAAAAGCCTTATTGAATCAATCGATGTCCGCGGGTTTTTGACACCTATCATTGTTGAAGAGATTTTAGTTGATGGCGTTAAACAATATATCGCGTTAGAAGGCCGCCATCGTTTATCCGCGGCAACGGCTATTGAGTCTTTTACGCTTGAATCTTTAATCCCGTGTGTTGTGGTGAAAGATGAGTTGAATAATGTTTAGTCAATCAGACACGTTAGCGTTAAAGACATACTGTCAATCAATAACGATTAAGCCTCGCCGGTTTGATCAACAGTCATTTAAACGTGAAGGTGTGTTCTTATGGTGTGACGATTGGGAGATCATTGAGATTTTAAAATATCTTTTTCATGGAAAAGAAGTGTATTACGGGGATCCCCCGCCAAACAGATTAAAGAATAATCCGTTATGGTCAAAAGAAGATATCGAGAAGAAAGCGGAATCGTTGATCGCGGAGTTCAAGACTTCCGACGCTATTATTGAGAATTTAAAACAAAGGAGAGATCTTAATGTCAGAACAGCATAAAGGATCACTTGAGACGTACGAATATATCGCGAAATGGATCGCGCCGGATTTCTTTTTTTCTAAGAATGATGTGTGGCATAGGTTCGGGATGTTAGGTGTATTCGGTGACTTTGTTCTTTCTTGCACGCCTGGCAATATTCTTGAAATAGGAACCGGTGAAAGTTCGATTTATTTAAGCCATTTGGCGAGGAAGTATAATCGGGCGATATACCATTGCGATATCGCTCCCAGTAAGATCATCAATCCATTGACCGTGGCGGGATACATGACACCGGCTGAGGAAAGGTTTACTGATCGGAAAGTGTATTATACCGGCCGTTCGACTTTGTTTATGGGACCGTCAGACGATATGTTTAAAGAATTAAACATTCTTCCTATCGCGTTAGGGTTTATTGACGGTGATCATATTTATGAACAGGTAAAAAAGGATTTTGAGAACCTTGTCCCGCTTGTTGTGGATAACGGGTATATCCTACTTCATGACACGTACCCGCCGGATGAATCGTATGTTGATGAGAACCGGTGCGGGACCGTGTATAAATTGAGACAAGAGATCGAGAAGGATCCGAGGTTTGATTGTATCACGCTCTCGCGCGGGTGCGCTATGGGTGTGGGTTTAACCATTGTCAGAAAGAAACCGGCGGTAAGGGAATATTTTAATGAATAAAAAATTACTCATGAAAAAATGGGCTGGTCTTACTCCATGGGAAGAGAATTGGGGCGATGGTATGGAGACACGCGGGAAAGACGGACAGAGCTGGTACGACTTATCGATCAATGTCAACTCATTGCCGTGTGAGCCAGAGGTAGCTGTGATCGTTACTGCTTGGTTTGGCCAGCTTAAATGGTTAAAGGCCACACTAGAAAGTTATCGTAAAAGCGGCGCGTTTGTGATCCTGGCTTATGACAACCCGTTTTATCCATGGATGACGCCAACGTACCAGGACATTTTAAGGTGTATGCCGAATATGTCGCATTATATTCTGGCTAACGCGTTTGTAATGAAACACATCACGGCTGATGGTGATAAACGTAACGGGTGGTTCTGGAATATGCGCTACGCCCAGGGGATCGTTAAACAGTTTAATAACATCAAATATGTTTATCACACAAACGGTGATTGTATTTGTGACCGGCCAGAAGGGTTTAAAGATCTGATTAATTTATTGGGTGACAATGAGGTTGTTGCTGGCCAAAGCAACGGGGACACGCTGCATACTGCGGCTGTGTTTTACAAAGTGGGTGCGTTCCACTCTGTATTCGATCGTATGGCCGAGATCATGCGTGTCCCTGTCATTGGATCCCATAGTCCGGAAGTCATGTTGAGGGATGTGGTAAATGAGTTAGGAATTAAGGTCATACCGGTACCTGAACAGCCGATCGATCCGCATGACGGAAGTATTGACATGTATTCGCGGTACGACAACGATTCGACGTGGAAGAAGTTACTGGGGTATAAAAACCTTTTCGCGATCTATGAAACTCTTGGGAATGAAGGAAAAGAGTTGATGCTGATGAAGCCGTACGTCGATATGTATCTTGATTGTCTTTACTTTAGCGGAGAAGAAAAAGAGACGATTTGTCAGTATTGGCTTACGGGTGATCGACGGTACTTATACATGTTCTGGGACCGATGGGAAGATTCCGACTATAACCGGCTTTACTATACGATTGATCATTACGGAAATGATCCGATTTATGATCGTTAAGATTAAGTGGAATGGATCAGATTGGTTAATCAATAAACTGTTTTTAATCATAGGGAGGTGGATCATGTATCGATTAGTCAAGATGTTTGATAAGACCTTGTTAACGGAAAGCGGAGAAGTTGTCCAGAGATTTTTTAATTTAACGGATATTCTCGTCGAGACTGATAAAGCGTTTTATAAACTCGAAAAGATCGTCTAATGGCTGATTTAAGTCTTGTTCCTATTGATGATCTTTTAAAAGAGGTTGAAAGCCGGTGTAATGAGTTTGTTTGTGCCTATACACCCAATGAGTTTGATACGAAGAAAGAAACTCAGTTTTATTATGGGAAAGGTTCGTGGCACATAGCGTGTTCTTTAACGAATGTTTTAAATAATGACGTTTTAAATAACTGGAACGGCGAGCTGAAAACTTTACAACGAATTAATGGAGAGGAAATCTAATGGGAGTTACAAGAGAGGATTTTATTAGAAGCGGCCGGTATTTAGAAATGCCTGATGCTGAATGGGAAGTTGAATTAGCGGCAAGAAAGGCGGTTGTTGGGAGTTATATGGCCAATGATTCCTGGGCTCCTAAGATCAAACTTCCGGTGCTTATCCTACTAATTTCACATTCGGCACAACGATGTTATCTTGGCGGGTCGATAAAAACACATAAGAAACTGGGGTACTGGTTGGCTGTGTGTTACGACAATTTCATTGATCCAAAAGAGCCATCTTTGGATTGGAACCAATGGATGCCGCCAAAGGACATGATGGATGATATTGACACTTTTATGATCACTCATCATCAGACTTGGGGAGGTGTGAGTTATCCGTTTATGTGGAGTCTTAAAATATCGTCTGGGTTAGCTCAACATTTTGAGTATGTGTACTGTATAAACGGTGATTGCATTATTGAGAAGCCGGAAGGGTTTCCTGAATTATTAGCTAAATTGGGGGATGCGGACATCATGTCGTCTGGCCCGGCGTTGGAACGCGAAATAGGGACCGCGGGGTTGTTGATGAGGTCATCTGCTTTTTTGAAGATTGGGAAACATTTAATTGATCACGTTGTCCCGTTTGAAGAATATGAGAAGTCAACACAGGATTTCGGGAATACAGAAGGCCGGATGGCAGTTGCCGTACGTGATCTTGGATTAAAACAGGTGATCGTAGATCCCCCGTATAACGAACAGTTTCACAAGCCGGGAATAGGATATTGGGCCAAGACGATTGGATTTAGACATATTCACGGAGAACATAATTACGCGTACCGGTATAAAGCGATCCCGCCTCCTCCGGAATATTTCGATCCACGTTTCATGGGGGATGAATATAACCGTATTAAAGAATACTGGGAAACAAAGGACATGAAAATTCTTGAAAACTGGTGGGCTAAAGATTAGGAAGTGAGATTAACTTTATGGCCGAACTCTTAGTAAGGGCGCAGAAACATTGGATGGATGATTTAAAGCAAGAGGACGTTGATAAGATGACGGCCATTGAGAAGGAGCATTATGAAGCACGTTGTCAAATTGGCGATGTTGTTGCTGTCCGTCCAGATGGATGGAAGTGGGGGAAGTTGGAGTGTCCGCCGGAGTTTGTGATTGTTAAAATTCCAGATATGAAAGTTGAAGATGCCGAACATTTTAATAAACAACTAAATGAAGTCGTTACTGAAAGCGGTAAGGAACGTCTTAAAATGGTTCGGTTTAGAAAATACGCTTTACCAAAAACAGATATTGAAACAGCTAAAACATCGGCACAAAGTATTTCATTAACTGAATCAAGTTTAGCTTTAAAAACAGTTACAAAAACAGGTTTATCGACGGAAGTTAGCCAACCGAAAACAGGGATAAAATAATGGCTGTAACTCATACAGTTGACCCAGATGGCGCACATGATTTCACATCGCTCAATGCGTGTATAAATCACATTGAAGCGAGTCATGCGACATTGGATGATAGATATGATGTTGTGATTAGCGGGACATGGTCAAGTGCTGACGGATACACAGCTGTTCATAACGTAACTGAAACAGCGGCGTATTATTTAAACATATATACAGATTCAGGATGCCGTCATGCGGGAGTATGGTCGGATAGCAAGTATCGGATTGTAGTAGATGATGGTTATGGTTCTGCTTTTGGAGTTTATACAAAATATTCAAGAGTTACGGGGATACAAGTAAGAAATACATCAACGAATGATTACAATTATAATTGTGCTTTATATACTCCAGTACAAGACAATGGCGACCCAAGATTCGATAAAATGATTGTTCGGGGAGGGTGTTATGGTGGTCTTGGCCAAGGAGATTCTTATTTTAGAGTTACTAATTCTGTTTTTGTTTCCGCTGGTCGGGAAGCATTGGCTCTGGGTGGTAGATGGGGAGGTTCTGATAGGTGTGTTGTTTATAATTGCGTAATGGTTTACACGGGTACTGGGAGTTATAGTGCGTGTGGTGCGGCATCATACGATTGTGATTTTAAGAATTGTTATGCGGCTTGTCCTAATACGGCGACAAATGCGTATGGTGCTCATGTTATTGACACAACTTGTGCTTCTGATGATGGTTCAAATACCACTGCAACCGTAGCATATACAACATCTACATTCACCAACGTCACCGCCGGAAGTGAAAACTTTCATTTAGTTTCTGGTTCATCTTTAATCGACGCCGGAACGGATTTATCAGCAGTATTTCTTGACGACATCGACGGAGTAACTCGAACAGGTACATGGGACATCGGTGCGGATGAGTATGTGGCGAGTGGGTCATCCAGTTCGTCATCATGCCGGTCATCTAGTTCGTCATCGTCATGCCGGTCCAGCTCATCAAGTTGCCGGTCATCCAGCTCGTCATCATCATGCCGATCGTCATCTAGTTCATCATCATGCCGGTCATCCAGTTCATGCCGGTCATCCAGTTCGTCATCATGCCGGTCATCCAGTTCATCGTCGTCATGTAGATCATCTAGCTCATCAAGTTGCCGGTCATCCAGTTCGTCATCATGCCGGTCATCTAGTTCGTCATCGTCATGCCGGTCCTCATCGAGCTCTTCATTTTCTTTATCATCCAATACGCCTGGAAATGATCAATATGCGATTTTACTTCTCCATGGTGATGGTGATGATACGTCCCAAACAATCGTTGATTCATCGAATACTACTAAAACGGTCACGGCGCGCGGTACTGCTCAAATTGATACTGCGCAATCGGTATTTAATCAATCTATTCTTTTAGATGGAAACAGCGATTATTTAGAAATAACCAATCATTCTGATTTTGCGTTAGGTTCAGGGGATTGGACGTATGAATGTCGTGTGCGATGGGCTGCGGCTCCTTCAGTAAATACACTATTTTATCAACATTATACCGACGGAGTGAATTCTTGTAATATCTTAATGTCGCCTGTTGGCGCTGGCGATCATAGACTTAGAATTTATCGTTATGATGGCGGAGTAAATACAATCAATTTTTCTGTTGTCGCCACAAATGATTTTGTGGCTAATCAATGGTACCACATTGTTTTTGTAAAAACGGGCGGTACAATTAAATGTTTTGTTGATGGTGTTCAGCAAGGATCTGATTATTCAAGCTCACAGAATTGGGTAGCGTTCGATAGTAATATTTATATTGGATATTCCGTACAAGATTCAAATTGGTACCATAACGGATGGTTTGATGAGGTCAGGATTTCACGCGTTGCTCGCTGGACGTCTAACTTTACTCCTCCGACGTATCCATACGGGACATATATTTCATCAAGTTCATCTAGTTCGTCAAGTTCGTGTCGATCGAGTTCATCATCAAGCTCATGCCGGTCATCCAGCTCATCCAGTTGTCGGTCGTCTAGTTCGTGCCGGTCATCCAGCTCGTCATCGTCATGTCGATCGAGTTCGTCATCATGCCGGTCATCCAGTTCGTCAAGCTGCCGGTCGTCCAGCTCATCAAGTTGTCGGTCATCTAGCTCGTGCCGGTCATCGAGTTCGTCATCGTGCCGGTCATCCAGTTCGTCATCGTGCCGGTCATCCAGCTCATCAAGTTGTCGGTCATCTAGCTCATCGTCGTCATGCCGATCGTCAAGTTCAAGTTCATGTCGATCGTCGAGTTCAAGTTCATCATCGATTCAATCTGTTTCGTCATCCAGTTCATGCCGGTCATCGAGTTCGTCATCGTCATGCCGATCGAGTTCGTCATCGTCAAGCTGCCGGTCATCCAGTTCGTGCCGGTCGTCATCGTCCAGCTCAAGTGCGTTTTATTGGAGAGATCGATCTGAAAATTCCGGGTCTTTTACTGATAGATCAAAAAATTCTGGGGCATGGATAGATCGAACCGAAAATGCCGGGTCTTTTACTGATAATCAAGAGTCATTCGCCACATAAGGAGGGTATTATGACTTTAGCTAATTTCAAAACTTACGTAAAACAAGTGTTTAAACGGACCGATAAGGACACGGAAATCGTCCAGGCGTACAATGACATGATTATGTGGGTATCAAGCTACATGCCTCATGCCGGATATAAATATCAGTCGTATATTTACACAGTATCAGGGACACCGGATTACCCGTTGCCAAGTGACTTGATTTATTTAATTCATCCCGTTCGATTACTCGAAGGATCAGGTGCTAATGATAGTGGGTATCCGATGAATTTAATCAGTAAACAACAGTATGACATTAAAGAACCTAACCCGCGAAGGACATCGCCATCAACAGGAAAACCGGTTGATTATACGATCTTTTCTCGATCGATTTTGCCAAGCCCAATCCCTAATAAATCAACATATTTATTAGAGATCGACTGGACTAAACGGCCGGTTTCTCAAAGTGGGGATTCGGATGTTACATATTTAGGGTCCGAGTGGGATGAAGTTTTACGACATGGGACACTTGAACGGTTATATGAAATGCTTGAATTATTTGATGAATCTGATCATTGGGCATCTAAATACCGGAATCAAGAAGGTTCACCGATTGGAATGTGTAAAAAATTGTTTGATATTGAACGTGATCGCGAAGTTCCGGCGATCGGACAAGTAAAAGCTAATATTTTATAAGGAGGATTCAATGGGTAATATCAATATTGCGCACGTAGAAACATGGGATGAAACAAAACCATCGGGGACCAGGGACCGGTCGTTAGGTGATGATGATATACGTGAATTTAAACGGTCTATTCGTGAACGGTTATCGATCGATCATAACGCCGTTGAAGATGAATCCGGGGACGCTAATATCGGGACACATAAAAAGATCACTTTAGCTGAAACACAGGTTTCTGATCCAACAGCGTATGACGACTGCGGGTATTTATATATTAAAGAGGTGTCCGGAATCAAAGAATTGTTTTGGGAAGATTCGGATGGTAATGTCGTTCAATTAACGTCCGGCGGTAAATTAACTTCCTTGGGTTCACAAGGGTTTAGAACAGGAGATAAACTTTTATCGTCAAACACGGATACTCCTACGGGATGGACAGATCAATCCGCAACGTACACGGATAATTTTATCCGTATTAGTTCAGGGACACCGCTTACCAGCGGAGGATCAAATACCCATAATCATGGCGCGGCAACGGGAAGCACGACATTAACAGCGGCACAAAGCGGTTTACCGGCGCACAGTCATACTTTTAAATCTGAAGCAAGTAGTAATACTGGTGTTGTTGGCGATAACGCCAGAACCGTTGATTCTTCAACTGGAACAGGATCAACCAATGCGTCATCGGCGGCAAACGCTTCTGAAGGACATACTCATAGTGTTGCCAGCGCGGATAATATTCCTGTTTATATTCAGTTGAAAATGTATAGCAAAAACTAAACGAAAGGACCAAAAAGCCATGGAGCAAAGTCCAGCAATACGGTCAAATGATAATTTACCGGATACAACGCCGGGGATCGGAATGGCCGGTTTAGTGTTATGTCCGTATTTTAAAGGCGCGTGTATGAAACAAGGATGTGAAATGTGGGTTACGTTAACGTATGTAGATAAAAAGGTTGGCCGGTGTAGTTTCGCCTGGCAATCAATTATTAAGACTGAACTTCGTGAATCTGTTGATAAATTAACGAAAGTTATTTCTTCGTTAATCAAAAAGGAGTAGTCAATGCCGCTATTACGAAAAGGTGTTCTTATTCCGGTTAAAGGTGTGGATTTTTCTCAGCCAGCAACCTTTATTGATGATCGAGCTGGTTTTCCTCAGAACGTACGGTTTTTTCGTAATGAATTACGTAAACGGCCTGGGAAAACATTGTTTGGATCCGCGGTTGCTGACGCGACTCAAATTATGGGTATGGGGTTACTTGAAACAAATTCCCTTTTAAAGTATGCCGTTCGAGCGTCAAAGACAAAACTTGAAAAATATAACTCTTCAACGTCGGCGTGGGAGTCAATCGCTAACACGTCATTTACCGGAGGAGACGAAGATTTCTTTTCATTTGCGAACGTCACGGAAAGCAGTTTATTGATCATTACGAATTTCATTGACAGGATCCGGAAATGGACTGGATCAGGGACCAACTCTTTGTTATTAGGCAATCCGCCAAAGGCAAAATATTGCACGTATTTATCTCCTTATCTTTTATTAGCGTATACGGATGATGGATCCAGTATTAAACCATGGGAAATTGCCTGGTGCGATACAGATAACCCTGAAGTGTGGTCCGGTGGAAATTCAGGATCTTCTTTACTTAGCCGCGAACCTTCGCCAATTCAAAACATCGCTAAGTTGAATGAATATGTTGTTGGATATAAAAAAGATTCTTTATGGCTTGGCCGTAAAGTTGAGACTTCAGATGTTTTTCAATTTGACTGTCTTAAAACCGGGATCGGGTTAGCAGCTCCCAGGGCATTTGCTGATGCTAAAGGGTACCATTATTTTATGTCACTGAACGATATCCATGTATGGAACGGTATACAGGAAGAGTCGATCGGCGGACCTGTTAAGGACCAAATATTTTCACGTATTGATCGGGGTAAGATTAACCGTTGTTTTGCTGTTCATGTCCAGGAACTTGATGAGGTCTGGTTCTTTGTTGTTATCACAGGAAACAACTGGCCAACGGAAATATGGAAATATAATTATCGAACGGGGTTTTGGTATTATGACACGTGCAGCGAATTAACCTCCGCATTAAAATATGAACGTGTTAGTGGACAGAGCTGGAATGACGATACACCCGGATCCTGGGATGAAGCTGGTGATGTTTGGGATTCCGGTGTCATTACTCAATCGTGGGAAGATATCTTGTTTGGTGACGTTAATGGCCAATGCCTTAAACTGGACTATAACACAACAAATGATAATGGTGTTGCCGTTGATTCAAGATTCACGACAAAAGATTATATTGGCGATACGTTAGAGTTTAATAAACGGTGGTTACAGTTAGATGTGTGGGCTCGTGGACCAGGGAAATTGTATGTAGATTATTCGGTCGATGAAGGTGAAACTTGGGTCAATATCCCTTATTCTTCCAGTACAGCTTACATAGACATGGGAAGTTTGTACGTTCATTATAATTTGTATTTTGATGTTTTATCTCCCCAAATCCGCTTCCGGTTCAGAAACGCTGAATCAGGTGAAGTCTTTTATATTCGGAATTTTTATCCTTACTATTTACCTAAAGAGCAAAGGAGATAACCGTGGAAGATAATGAACAGAGAGACGTAAATCAACGGGAGGTGGACTTCAGAGTGTTCATGTCTGAAACTATTATTTATCGTCAGGTCCAAACAAAAAAGCTAGATGAATTGATCTCTGAAGTTTCGGTATTATCTGAAAAGATCAACGCGTTACCATGCAAAGAACGGGCTGGAATATACGTAAACATTAACGATAAAATCACCGCTTATAGTGATCAGGTAAGAACACTATGGGTCTTTGTGACAGCGATCATTTTGTCGTTAGTGGGGACTATCATTGTTCATTTTTTTCATCGTCCACTTTAACTTTTAACCAGGAGGGTATTATGAAATTTTTAAAATGGTTCGCGGCAATCTTAGTTACTTTAATTGGGTTTGGCGAGGTTATTTTAAAGTTCTTAAAAGAGCTTGTCACATTGATCATTGACATTCTGTTTCCGATCATTCCCATTGAGAAGTTCAAGGTCATTGTCAATAATGTCCGAGCGTGGATTGATGTCGCGTATGATTGGCTTAGTAAAAACAAAGAACAAATGTTGAAGTTTTTAAACCTTTTAATATAGAGGTGTCACATGGAATGGTTACGGATCTGTGTGTCAAATTTTATTGGATGGGTGGTCCGCGTTATAGGAGGGTTTATTCCTATCGATAAACCGGTGGGGGAATGGTTGGGGAAAATCATCTGGGTCATGGGCTTAGTTCTTATTTTTAACTTTTTATCGGCTAAATTCACGGGTCCGCAAAACAAGAATAATATTAAACAAACAGCGGAAAACATTACGAACGTCTATCATCAGGAGAATCCAAAAGCCACGTTCGGATGCGCGAGTATCCGTGTTCAAGAATATTACGGCAAAAAACCTATGGTCCAGCAACCTGTTAATCAGATATTAAAAAAATAATATGCCGGAATTAACTGAAAAAAAACTTGTTGCTTTTATGAAGTGTTTGTTTTGTGGGTTCTGTTTTCAAGTGGTGTACGAAAGAAATGAAGTTAAGGGCCATGTTATTTGTCCGTCCTGTGAAAAGAACAATGATAGTCAAAAAGCTGTGGAGTTCGCTAGAAAGGATTGTTTCTGATGATCATAATTAAAATTATAATAATTCTTATTTGCGCTGGGTTGTGGAGGTTAGGAGGATGGGACAAAGCTAAATGGTCAGGGTATCGTGATGTCATGATCCCGGTAACGTTGTTTTTTTATTATTTGTTTACGTGCAATATTCTGATTGCGTTTTTAACGTGTGGCGCGGCGAACAGTATTCGTATGGGGTATGGAGCGTGGGATCCTGAACATGACGATAAACCGTCATGGCTGGCCAGTATTACTCATGATCGGGAAGGATGGAAAATAAGGATGATTTATGGAGCGATTACTTCTTTTGCGATTGGATTGTTTCCGATGTTGTATTCGATCATCGTTGACCATCATTTGATATCACTTTTGGTTTTTGCTGGATATGTTATTGGAAATACAGGCCTTGAATTTTTATTAACCAAATATAAAGCCAAAGATATCGTGCATGAACCTTTGGTTGGAGCTGGACGGGCGGTCATTGTTTTATGCAAATAAGATCTAGGGTTAATACAGGAAAACCAGAGAGTAATTTCGATAAATCTTTGGTCCAAGAGCTTTTAAGTTATTCGTATGAGTTAGCCACTCTTTTAAACGGCGGGTTAAAATTTTCAGATAATTTTAACGCTCAAATCATACCAATAGCTGATTCCGGCAATGCCGATAGTGAGAACACGGTCGCTCATACATTAAAAAGAGTACCGACAGGATTTCTTATAATTAAGATTAACAAAGCCGGTATTGTTTATGATTCCGGTACGTCATGGACAACAACGAATATCTATGTGAAGTGTAATGTCGCGAATTGCGCGATCACACTTCTGGTATTCTAAGGAGGATCCTATGTTATCAGCATTTTTAGCGGCCGCTCCCGCCCTTGCAAATATTGTCGGAGGTTTATTCGGCAAAAATACAGAGGAAGGTGAAACGGTCACAATGGAACAACTTATGCCGGATTGGCAAAAAGCAACCGGTGAACAGTTGTCTCAATGGGTACAGCAATATTTAAAGAATTATGCCCCTGGCCAAGCGTATAACGGGAAATTCACCGCCGGTGCAACTGGAATTGAAACACAAGGATTAGATCAGTTACAGAATCTGATGAACACACCGGCCACAGGAGACCTTTTTTCTGCCGGTAAACAGCAAGTCCTTGATACATTAGGAGGACGATACGCTAATCCGAACGAATCGCCATGGATAAAGTCAATGATCAATTTATCCAAACAGAACCTTAGCGATCAAATAACCTCATCAAGACGTCAAGCTGGCGCTCGGGGTAATTATTATTCTAAGTCAGCGATCTCCGATGAAAGCGATCTGAATGAACGCACATTGAATAATCTTAACGCTGTTATTGGCGATTTCATGAATACTGAACGCGGAAGACAATTTAGCGCTGTTCCTATCGCTCAGTCTATGGACCAATATTCAACACTCACAGCTCCGTTAGCCAAGATCCAGGCGTCTCAGTCTCTTGGCAATCTAATGAGGACCATTGAGCAATCTGATCTTGAAAGTCAATATCAAGATTATCTGAATCAAAGAAAAGAGCTTTCAGCGTTACCGAATACAGCGCAAAATATGTATAGCACATCGTCGCAATATGGTGTTCCTAGCTGGCAAATGCCGGATGTCCAACAAACAAATACATTCGGAAACATCATGGATGTGATCACTAAACTCAACACAAGCGCGTTAGGTGAAAAAGGGAATATTTGGGATAAACTGTCAAAGATGATCCAAGGTCCACAAGCAAAATAGGAGGGTTCCATGTCGGGATTTGAATCTGTGATGGAAAGGTTAGGTGCTGTCCCCAAGGGATCCACTCCAAAAGCTGTTATTGAAGAGGGTGGTGAACCTGGCTATTATCAAACGGATCCGATGAGTACGTTGGTCCGTGGAATAACGAATTTTCAGCGTACTCAACAGATGGAAGGTGAAAAAAAACAAAAGAAAGTCAAAGATAAAGTTGATATGTATAAGACTCTCCGGGAAGCTGGATATGATCCTAAACGCGCATTTGAATCCGTCATGAAAGGGGATATGGTTGAACCGTCCCAGGAAGATACTACATTGGCAAAACCAAAAGCGCAGAGTAATTATTCACTTCTTAAAACAAGGATCCTTGAAAAGATCGCTAATGGCGAATCGTTGACTTCTGGTGAACAGAAGATTTATGACGATATTTTAACGCGAGACAAGGCAAAAGGGACTAAACAGCCCGGATCGTCAGAAATTAATAATATTCTTAATCCAGAAAAACCTGTTAAACCTGAAAAACCGGAGAAACCTGTTAAGTCAGAAAAATCAGATAAGGATGAAATGATAGCTGTTATTTCTCCGACGGGCGTTAAAGGAAAAATACCGAAAGCTAACTTAGAAAAGGCTTTGAAGAAAGGGTATAAAAGGCAATAACTATGGACAATGAATTAGGGTTTGTTCAAGATGAAGATATTGGTTTTGTTGAAGAAGTTCAACAAAATGATGATTTAGGATTTGTGGGTGATCCTGTTCCGGACATTCAACCTGTGAATATCGGTCCCACTCCTGATGATTTTGAACAGTTATTAAAAAATGAGAAAGAGCGGAAAGCAATACAAATTCAAGCCGCGAGGAATAAGATCTTGGCCGCGCAAGCCCAGGCATCGGATCCTAGAACATGGACTCTTGAAAAAACCCAACAGCATTTTAAAGATAATCCTCCTCAAACGATTCAGGAAGAAGCGTTTCGTGATGTCCTCATCAAAGAGAAAAAAGACAAGATCAATGGGATTGTCGATTCTTTAACAGGAAAAGGTGATCAGCTTATCGCTGCTCCTGAAAAAAATGTCTTTGGTAAGATGAAAGATAAAATCGTGCGGACCCTTGGAGATATTGGCATCATTGAATCTCCGGAGTTTCGACAAGCAAAATCATTTAACGCTTTAGCGTTAGCTAAAGTCAATAACCTTGATCCGGTTGAAGTTGAAAAAAATTATGAAGATTATTTTTTTAATCCGAAGTATACCGGTATGCTCCATACCGCAAAACCAGAAGAGATTTTAAATGCTGCTATGACACCGGCGGTGATTGCTGGGTTAGTGACAGCGCCTCAAGTTGTTATTCCTACTCTGGCCGCGTTTGGGATCCTTGATGTTGTATTGCCGGTTGATAAATGGATCAAACAATCAAATTTGACACCAGAAGCGCGATCCGCTGTCCGATTAATTGATTTTGCTGTTAAGGGTATGGCCGCGGGTGGTGCCGGAGTTAAGGTTAGTCGGTTAGCTGAAAGCAAGATCCCCGGACTTAAAGGATATGCTGATTTTTGGCATGGGATTATGGGAGAGACTCCGCCAGAAGTTAAAGCACCAGAAGTTAAAGCTGAAAAGCCTGTTACTCCTACGCAAGAGGCTAAACCGGTTGAAGAAACTCAACCGGTAATTGTTCAAGCTAGTGAACCTTTAGAGAGTAATGTTTCTATTCCAAAAGATAAAAATGAAATCATTAAAGGTGATTTAGGATTGGTCAATGGCAGATCCGTGAGCGTTCATGAGATAACCGGAGATACCGCGAAAGTGGTGTCCGCTGGTGGAAAAGAAGAAATCATACCAGTTAAAGATATCCAAAAAGTTGTTGGTGAGGATGTGGCGAACCTTCCGGAAGTCGTTGCCGCGCGCAAACGCGCTATGGAGATCCCTGAAACGTATACGATTAATACACCTCAACGAAACTTGATGAGGGATAAGTTAACGAACGAATTTTATGGTACAGGCGCGCAAAATAAAAATCGTAGAGTTGATATTGTTCTTGGTCCCCCGGCCGCTGGAAAAGGGCAAGTGGTTGACATATTGGCAAAAGAACATGGATCCATGATAATTGATAATGATTTAATCAAAGAAAAACTTCCTGAATATGAGAATGGAGTTGGCGCGGCCGCTGTCCATAAAGAGTCAGCGGATATTATTGAACCGAAAATAATTAATATGGCTACATGGGAAGGTGACAATATAGTTATCCCGCGATTAGGAAAAAATGCAACTAAGATTGATACGATGATCATGGAGTTTAAAAAAGACGGATATTCCGTTTATCTACATCGAGTTGATTTACCCGTCGAGAAAGCGATGCAAAGAACGGTAAACAGATTTATTGAACGCGGAAGATTTGTGGATCCGTTGTACGTTAAAGAAGTGGGATTGACACCAATTAAAACTTTTGATATACTTAAATTGCGAGAGGAGGTAAGTGGATATGATGTCAGATCCACAGATGTCCAAAAAGGACAATCCCCAAAAATCATCGAAGACTCTAGTGCAGTTGCACATGGAGAACGAGGATTACAGCGAGGACGCAGCACTGAAGGGATTGAAAGGATTCCAGGAGAGAATCAACCGGGGCGAAATACCTCCGAATTGGCCCAAGGACAAACCGCTTCCCAAACCGCAGAAATAGACTTTCCATCGAGCGTTGAGAAGTCGTATGACGCGCTCAAACCTGAAGAACAAGCCAGACTTAACCTTGAATTAGATGATATCCGTAAAACCCCTGAAGGGAACCTTTTTGTTGCTATCCGCAAATTAGGAGGGATATCTCCGTACGAAACGACCGGGACAAAAACCGGGACAAAGTTCATGGCGGAAGAGTTAAAATCCATTCCCGCATTTCTCAAAAATAAATCTTCTAAACACACACTTGATACGATCGTTGGCGAGTTAAAAGATTACGGATGGACGTTTGAAGATAGCCGTGATCTAATGGCCGCTATCCAAACTCAAGCCCAACATCCTCAGCAAAAAGTCAATCGCGCGGAGTTGCAGCGCATTATTAAAGAGGCGGAAAAAAACCAGAAACTTCAAAAATCTATTGAAGACAGTTTTAAAAAACGCCGGAAGTTTATCCAGACGGTTAAGAGCGCTGATAAGACAGCTCCGGAAGTAGCTCAAGCGATCGAGAGTAAGTATACGCCTATCAAGAACGCTGAAACATTAAAAGAAGCTCAAGATTTTGTTTCTTCAAATTATGATGATGCTGTTCGGTTAATTGAAGAGCCGGGGACGCCGACGGCATTATCGAACGCGATATCTATCGTTATGGTTGATAAGGCCCAGGCAGAAGGACGGTACCAGGACGCGATACGATGGGTTGAACAAACAGCGGAAAAACAGACATCTTTGGGCCAGGCTATTCAAGCCTTGTCGATGTACGAACGTTTGACACCGGAAGGAATTCTTCAATACGCCGAAAAGGTCATGCGTCAAGCTCGACGGAATGTTAAACAAAAAGAACGAATAACATATTTTGAGCGCGTATCTAAAACATTAAAAGAACAACAAGATGTTGATAAACTGGCTGAAAAGTTAGAAATCCCCCATATATCCGAGATCCTGGCCGGTGAGTTGAGACGTATGGCCGAGAATATCCAGACTATGCCGGAAGGCCGAGAAAAGAAGATCGAGACGGCAATGATGTTAAAAAAGATATCTGATCAGGTCCCCCGATCGTTAGGCCGGAAGATATCAATGATTCAAACGATTGCGCAGTTGTGGAATCCAAAGACGTGGATCCGGAATGTGCTGGGTAATGCCGGTTTTATGGGTGTTGAAAATATTGCTGAATCGTTCGCGACTGTATTGGATATGGGGGTTGCTTTAAAAACACATAAACGTACGGTGACGTTACCTGTCCCTGGTGAACAAGCAAAAGGATTTTCTCAAGGATTGAAAGAGGGTACTGAAGAAGCGTTAAAAGGTGTCAATCTTAGAGATATGGGCCAGCGGTTTGATCTCCCGCGTAACGGAGTATTTGATACCGGCGTTCTTGGCGCGTTGGAAAAGAGTTTAGGTGTTGCGTTACGCGCGACGGACCAGGCGTTTTATCAAGCGGCGTATAACCAAAGTTTACGTCAGCAAACACGTCTTGCCGGAATTGAAGAACCAACGGCGGAAATGATAGAAAGAGCGCATCTTGAAGGATTATACAGAACCTTCCAGGATGACAACGTGATCAGTCAGCTTTTCGTAAACCTCAAACGCGCATTAAATCTGAATAGGGATTTTGGGTTAGGAGATATTGTGTTGAAGTATCCAAAAACGCCAGGGAACCTTTTAGCCCGAGGGATAGAATATTCTCTTTTTGGATTTATAAAATCAATTTATTTATTAGGAAAACCATTAGTAGGTTATAAATTTGAGCAAGAGAATTTTGTGAGATCGACATCCCGTGCCTTAACAGGATCCTCGTTGTTAGTGGGTACCGGCGCGATCATGGCACAGCTTGGACTCATTTCAGGTAAACGACCAAAAGACAGAGATCTTCAGGCTACTCAAAAGGCCGCGGGGATAAGTGAGTATCAGGTCAACACATCCGCGTTGAAGAGGTTTGTGTCTTCCGGAATGGATCCGGACATGGCCAAGATGCGGGAAGATGATGTCCTGGTAAATTACGATTGGTTCCTCCCCTCGTCAATAGGTTTGGCGTTAGGCGCGAATATGGTTCTTGCTCCGGACAATAATCTTGTTGATAGGACACTTAACTTGGCGGATCGCGTTATGGAAGCGTCAGAGACATTGGCTGAGCAGCCGGTTGTCCGCGGGGTTCGTGTGTTGACCGGTAAACAGAATTTGAGTGAGGGGATATCCGACACGTTTAAAGATATTCCAGCGAGTTTTGTCCCGACGTTACTCAACCAGGTCCGGCAGTTGACGGATAACACGTCAAGAAATTTGAAGGACCCGAACTTTTTTGAAGAGGTGAAAAAGAAGGTCCAGTACCGGATCCCTGGACTATCAAAAAACCTTCCTCCGGTGATTACGACACTTGGGAAAGAAAAAGAAATGTATCAGATGGGAAGTAACAACCCTTTTAATGTATTTTTAAATCCATCGTTTGTGAGTGTGTATAAACCTGATCCGGTATCTCAAATGGTGTTAGAGCTGTACGAATCAACAGGAGAAACGATCCAGTTTCCTCGCGTGGCCCAGGCAAAGATAAAGCTGGGTGACAAGTATCCGATCGAATTGACACCGGATAAGTACACGGAGTTTCAGAAGTATATTGGGACAAGGACAAATATCCTCTTCAGCCGGTTGAGAGATAATGAAGAGTTTATGAATCTCGATGATGAGTTAAAAGCTAAAAAACTTCAAGGATATCTTACTGATATTGCGACAGCTGGAAAGATAGAGGTTCTTGGATATACTCCCAAACATGTATTAAAGGATGTTGGTGAGATAATTAAACAAATTGGGATAAACAAAAAGAATATTGACTCTTCTAATATATCTATTAAAATAGACGAAGACATTGGATTTGTGCCAGGAGAGTAAATGAAGATAAAAGAGATTTTTGCTTTAATTGTTTCGATCATTATGATCGCTTTCAGTATTTATCTCTTTTTTTGGTATTTTGGTTTTTGGACAAGTATATTATTGATTGCTGGAACAATGTATTTTACTTATTGCCAAAGCAAGCTTCATCCTCCTAAAGAAAAATCCAAATAAAGGTAAATAGTCATTTTTTGACCTAGAAGGCCATTTTAAGGCTTGAATTTATTTTAATGTGGTTTTTATAGTTTAATTTACGATCGCGCAGCCACGTTGAAATTCATAGGGTAAAAGTCCTGTTTTAAAAAGGGTGTCAGACCGTAGTTAAACTGTAGTCTTTTTATTATTATTCTATATCCTGATATATCCTAATATATCCCGTAAGTTTTAGATGGTTTCCGACGGAAAAACACCATTTTTAAGTGAAGTGAACACGTTTTGGAGAGGTGGCAGAGTGGCTGAATGCAACTGCCTGCTAAGTGGTGATTTTACGAGTGAATGTGGTTAGAAATGTAGTTAAAAATCTATAAATCTAAAACTTTAATTTCATAATGGCTTGTTGTATGTGGTCGTCTGATAAGTGCATATAAATTTGTGTTGTCGTTATCCTCGCATGTCCCATCAATCTTGCCACAGTTCCAATATCCGTTCCCGCAATGACCAACTGGCTGGCGAACGTATGCCGAAATGTGTAAAGATCAATGTCCTGAATATTGGTTAAATCCTTTAATTCTTTAAACCGTTTCCGTAAGTTTGTTAAATCAAAAATTTTCCCTGTTTTTTTAAATTCGATCTTAATGATCTCGGGGTGGATTGGTATCGCCCGGGCCTTCTTTGTCTTGGATTTCTGGATGATGATTGTATTACTTTCCAAGTCTATGTCTTTCCATTCTAAACGTTTAAGTTCCGACGGGCGCATACCGGTATAAACAGCAAAGATGACATATTCTTTGAGTCCGAACTTAGGAGCTTGATTTATGATCAACTGGATTTCGTCTTTGGATAGGAACCGGTGTTTTGTTTGTTCCAGTTTAGGCCGCCGGATATTCTTGACAGGATTTTCTTTTACATATTTTTTTGACACACAGAAATTCAGAAAACTTATGATATATCGAATGATATGGTGAGCTGTGACGTCAGACTTTGATTTAATAAAATTCTGGACATGACTTTCATTGATCGTTTCAACAGAAAAGATCTTTTCTTTTATTAGGAAGGTGTTGAGGTATGATTTATAATTCTGCAACGTCTTTGGAGTTACATGTCCTCTACAATACTCAGTATATTCGTTAAGAGCGTCCATGGCATTGACGTTGGCCAGGGGGAGAGAAGAATCGCCAAGCGCGAGGCGATTTTCAATCTCGTTTTTTTTGAATTTGGCAAATGTCTTGTCTCGTGTCTTGAGGCTGTATGAGATCTTCCGGCCCTTATCGTAATACAAAATCCAGTACACCCGTCCTCGTAAAAATATGGAAGCGATATTATTCTCCTTAAGCGCACCCTGGGTAATACACCTTACATTTTTCTGATAATTGGGTTCCGTCACAACACGCACATCCACAAACTCCATTATGATGTGAGCAGCATCCAGATTGCGCTTCTATCTTTTTGGGAAGAAAGAAAGCTAAAACAATCGATATCCCAATGAGGACAAAAAAGAATTGTTTTATCATCGACATCCTATTGGCATAAAGTTAATAACGCTTTTCTTTTTTCAATGGGCATGTTTGTTAAACACTCCAAAATTTGCCTGATAGCTAATTTAATTTCTTGTGAGTTTTTATAGGTCATCAACAAGGTCCTAACCGCAATCGGATCATCCAACGCATCTAAAACTTCCTTGCTAATATTTTTAGCAATTTGTATTTCATCAATAAAAAAACTGATAGGCATCTTTGTTGCGGCAGAAATTTTTTTCAAAAGATTAATTCCAACATCAACTTCTCCTTTTTCAATTCGTTGAATAGAACTAAGGGATACGTCAATTTTGATGGCGAGTTCAGTTTGTGTGAGGTCTGACTCTCGTCGTGCTTTTCTTATTTTTTCGCTAATGGTCAAATCTGACATATTTTTTCTTGACAAAATTATTCATTTTTGCTATATTTTGAATAGATACGTAACAAGGAGGTAATAACCATGAACGATATCGAAACAATGACAGTTGAAGAGGTCGCTAATTTATTGCGCGTTGATGAAAGGACGATCTATCGCAAATGCGAAATGAATGAGATTCCGCATTTTCGAGTTGGTGAAACTGGATCGATCCGTTTCGTCAAAGATAAAATCTTGCAATGGATTAATGATCAACACGCAAATGCCTAATATGTCAAAAAAAGAACATTTTGTCAATTATAAAATACCCCAGAATTTTTAGATGATCGGGCAATTATGTCTCTTGATAAACGTGAAAAACCTGTTTCCTTTAAGATGTCTGCCAAGTTGAAAAACATGGTTGAAGAAGAGCGAGAAATAGACGGGCGCCAGATTTCCGAGATGCTCAACATCCTTATAGCTGAAGCCGTCCACGAACGAAGAATGAAGAGAAAGTTCATGCTGAGAGATTATATGTAATCAAAAAAAGTTTCTGTTGTTTTTTGTCAGCTGTGTAATTTTTTGTAGTTTATGAAAAAACGTGGTTCAAAATACCGTCGAGAAAAAGAAAGGAAGGGTGAAATGAACGAGCAAGAACAAATCGAATCAGACATCATCCTTGCGCTGCAAGGAGGGAAAAAAATGCTTGAAACAGGAAGACCGAATCCCTCGCAAACTGTTGACAACGCTTACGCTGTTATTATTTCTCTTGGGCTGTGCGGATTAATCATTGTCTTTGCATTAATTACTTCAATCAAATAACACAAAACCTATGAAACAAAATTATTTAAATTTACGAGAAGTTTCTGAGTTCCTTGGATTGAGTTACGCGACGGTCAAACGCGATTGGCCGTCGTTTACGAAATACGGTGTAAATCCGTTACGGTACAGAGGTGGAAGCCGGTTGATGTTTAAAAAAGAAGAGATCGAATATATGGCGGAACAATGGAAAGTTGTGATGGAAGGCGAACGCTCCGGCCTTAGACAGGGGCGGAAAGGACGAAATCATGGAAACCACTCAAGAGGTTATGAACCGGTTAACGATTTATGATCTGGCGGAAATGAAAAGAAGCATTTTGGCAAAGATCGAGATCATGAAAAAGACAGACAAAGAGATCGACGATGTTATGCACTCATTTAGAAGTTATAACTTTTATAATTTGGAAAGAAGGAATTGTAGAGCTGGCGGATCCGATGAGAATGAAGTCGATAAAGAAATCTGGCAATATTTAATTGGCCTTTATCATTTGAACAAGTACATGCTCTGTACTGAATATCAAAAACTTACCCAGCAAATTGAAAATTATGATTTTCCGGAATTTACGGTTGAGAACGCGGAAGGTTGGCTGATTTCTTTAAAAGCGCTTGTTTATGAAAACGTTCAGAAATTAATTGAGGATGTGTTTAACCGGATCACCCAGGGGACCTATCATGTCGGCGGATGGAATGGCGATAAAAAGAAAAGGAATAATAACGGAATTGATAAGTTTTTTATTATCACAACCAACGATCAATACTCCCTTAACTGGTATTCTGGCCGTCCTACGATAACCGATGATCTTGAAAAAGCCTGTTACATTATCGACGGGAAACAGCTCCCGGAAATCACCATTAAAGAAACAATGCGAAGAGGTAAGATCTGGGAATCAGAAAATGAGTATTTCTGGATCCGGATTTGCCAGAACGGAAACACTCATTACAAGATCAAAGAACCTATCAGGAAAAAATTGAATTTGTACGGTTCAAGAAAAGGCGTGATCGGAGAAAACATCAGAATCAAAATATTTGAAAAAGACTAAACCAATGCCTCTGCGCCGGAATCGTCGCCGGAATCCCCGGACCAGCCGGGGCCAGAGGCACCAAAAGTGATCGTAAAATGAACGACTTTTATAAAATCAGACCTAACCAAAAATACACTATCTTCGGGATGAATGAAGCTGACGGTTTTCCTTACAGGATTCATGCTCACATTATTTCGGTGAGAATCGAGCCGCATTACCAATTTGAGAAAGCCGCGGGGATCTTTTATCAGCCGTTGTATTTAAAAACAAAAAAACTTCCTTTGACGATGTGGGTTTACGGATCCCGGAAGATCATTGTTTGGCCCGGGATCGTTTATCCAGAAGTCAATCGAGTCATCAGCGTAGTGATCCGCGATTCGGATCAAGGGCATGCGCGTACAGTTGTCACATGGCCAGCTTATGATCCCCGGTATTTTCAGCGGGCCATTGACAGCGTTATTGAAGATCCGCTCATTAACATGACCAGCGCTGTTCAAATTAAACATCATCAACAAGAATTATTTTTTGTATCAGAATGAAAGGAGTAAAAACGCATGGGAGACTTAAAGAATTTGGCCAAACGCAACTCAAACTTCTTAAAAATCGATAAAGGGGAAACGGTTATTGTCCAGTATTTATCATACCGTATCATCCCCAGTAATCTGGATCCCACCAAGGATACTGTCCAATACAGGTTTAATTTTGAAGGTAAGGATAAATATTGGACAAACAGTAATTCGACGATCATGGTGTTTTTCGATGATTTAAAACAAGGTACTTGGGTAAAAATAACTCGAGGAAAATGGTTTTCTAAGGACGGTGTTGAAGATGCAAGTAAATCATCTTATGCCGTAGAAGAGGTCAAACAAAATGAAAATCAAGGTCAAGCCAGCACAGCCAGTAAACAAAGTCAAGAAAAAGCCTGGGATGAATAGTCTCTATCTGAATTCGTTGACCACCGCGAGGTTGGTTAACGAAAAACAAAAGGCGTATGGGAATTCATTTGGTAAATCCGGTGATGTGGTCCGTGTTTTGTACCCCCGCGGGATCCCACCGGACCAGATGGATGACGCTTTGGCTGTCATTAGGATCATAGATAAGTTGTTTCGTATTGCCACACAGAAAAATGCTTTTGGCGAAAATCCTTGGCGCGACATTATGGGTTACGCGCTTTTAGCTTTAACTCGGGAGGTTAAATAATGAACATTAACCAAGACCAAGCCACAATGTTTATCCCTCAACAAAAGTCTATTCATGAAAACAGCAAAGAATCTTATCGTGAAGAGATTGGGAAAGGACACTCGAAAACATTCCGATTCAGGATATGGAAAATTTTATATTTAACGAAATTACCTTTAACTGATCGTGAAATCATGGCTTTTTTATCGGAGTCTGATGTTAATAATGTCCGGCCGGAGATCACTCGCCTTAAAAATGACGGGTTGATCAATGAATTTGACAAAATCAAATGCAAGATAACTGGTAAAACCGTCCGGCGAGTTATCATTTGCAGCGATCAGTATTCTGAACGAAAAATAGTAAAAGACAGGTTCAGTATCTAAATAGCGGAAAAATCATTTATGGCCAGCCCACAACCAGACAAGTTCACTCGTTTCTCAAATGAATTATTTGACGCGTATATCAAGATTGCGCGTCTTTTATCTGCTTATGAAAACGCTGTTTGGCTTTGCATCTTTCGTAACGTCTATGGATTCAATCAGACCAAAAGATGTGTATCGCTAGGACAGATATCCAGAATGACTGAAATTTCTACACCTAACGTGGCCAGGACCAAGAAGAGTTTAATTAAAAAGAATATGATTACTTTTAATCATGGATGTATTGGGATCCAGAAAGATTATGATAAGTGGGTATTATCCATCCAGACAGTATCTAGCCAGACAGTATCCAGACAGACAGTATCTCATAAGACAAGAGGTACTATCCAACGAGATAATATCCCAGTATCCAGCCAGACAGTACCCTTATTAGTTAAAGACAATTCTAAAGACAATATTAAAGACAGGGGCACTAAAGTGCCTCCATCGCTTGAAGAGGTAAAATCTTACTTATTAGAAATAAAATCAACCGTTGATCCATACACATTTTTTTCTTTTTACGAATCGAAGGGGTGGGTTGTCGGCCGGGCCAAAATGAAGAATTGGCACATGGCGGTCGTTACGTGGCAAAAGAGGGAACAAACTGATCAAGTTGTTCCGACTTCGTTTAAATATCCGAACGCTCCGGATTATTTGAAAGAAAAGCCTGATCCGGAGAATCAAGCTAAAGTAGCTGCGCTTATACATGCTACTGCGCAAAGCATTAGGTAATATTTAATAAATGTCTATGAGCGTTGTGGCGTTCTGGTGAAAACGCTGTGCCGTCAAACCTCGGTGTAGAAGCACGGCAAGCCTGTGCAGGGAAAAAATCGTGCATGACTCGAAAGGGTCTGGTAGCTCCGGAAAAGAAGGTTCGAATCCTTCCAACGCTCTAAGTAAAAAATATAAGTAAAGAGGATGGTTCCCCTCTAAAAAGTGAGGCGTAAAAAGATATTGCATGATAGATAGAGGCGTTACCTGTGGACGATACAGGGTGAACCCAGTCGACAGTCATGCAGTTGCATCGTCAGCCTCACCAGATTTTATTTATATAAAAACCAAAAATCAAAGGAGGAAGTGATGAAAATCAGAATCGGAACAAAAGAAATTATATGTCTAAAGTCACAACTTATCGATGAGAATTTTTACGATGAGGATTATTGCCTGAAGGCCGTTGAGTCTGACGGGGACGCGCTCCGATACGTGAAAGAGCAGACCGAGGCGGTGTGCCTGAAGGCCGTTGAGAAAAACGGGTACGCGCTCCGATACGTGAAAGAG